TCAGCTTTGTTTAAATTTTTAATGTCAAAGTCATCATCATCATAGCCCATATCATTACGTAAAACATTTCTTAATGTTTTTACGCCCGCTTTTTTATAACCTTTACGAAAAGTTTCTTCGGAATCCATTAAAGCCATTACTCATCATCCTCTACTGGTGCTTTAGGTGGCATAAGCATAACGCCGCCACTTGCTTCTACCTGCATCTTCTCTGTTTTCACTAGACCTACACGGTCAAGCAGTTCTTTAGCTGCAGACATCTTATCACGAATACCCAACTCAGTCGGGTCATACAAAGCACCTGTCATCGCCATCGCAGCCTTCGGCGCATTACGAGCCATGTACATCTGAGTCGCCTCAAGTATCTCTTCTTTAATACCTTTAACAATTTCGTTAGTGCTAGAAGTGTCAGCATATCCTGCCAGTTTCTTGGCGGCAACCATGTCGCCACCAGCCTCATCAAATAAGACATCCAAAAACTTCTGTTGCCGTTCTGTTAGTTGTCTAGCCATTGTTTCTCTTCTTCACTGTAGGGCCACATATTATTTACCTTTATTCTGGCACTTACCTACTGCACCACAATTGGCAGGTGTAGGACAACCTTTGCACGGTTTAAACTTTTCCATTAAAATTCTCCATTATGCATTGCATTAGCTAACTTTACTGCACGTGATTTTACCTGATTTGCCCACCTGCTGTCAAGCATTTCTTTTGCAGCAACGTCATATTTTTCTTCGTGGATGGCATTCCACATATTCACGAACTTGCGTAGACGAGGTACACCCATGTTAAATGCCATATCCATCAAGATAAGTTGACGTACACTGTCTAATCTGTCTACGCAAGGGTGCGCACGTAACAGTTCTTCTTCGACAATCTGTACGTCATTATTTGCTAGATAGACCGCATCAGCTTCCGTAATACCATATTCATATACGTGGTCTACGGTAGGAATATCTAAATCGTCTAGTTCTTCCTTTGTAATGCCACGGTCTTCTAGGTTCCGTCCGATACCAATGGTGTCAATACCAAGAGTATCCTGATACACTTGTAGCTTCAAGCCTTCGTGGGCTATTAGCTTCTCAATAAAGTTTTCTCTACGATACTTCATTTGCTACTACGTGATTCTGAAATACGATGGTTAGAGTTTCCGGGATGTTTACCTTCGTGGTTCATCCACACGGCAAATGCTCCTGTCATTGCGCCAGTTACCACAGATACTAAACCAGCCTGTGCTGCACTGGGATCGGGTAAGGACATGAACCACTCGACTACACGCCAACTCATAAGCGTCATTACGAGCATCATAAATCTTGGTAGGAGTTTCCATTCAAGTATCTTTTCTGCAGCCACAGGTTAGGTTCCTTTATTTAACGAGATCGTCTTCTTAGACCACGTGTCATCCTAGTTAGACCTGTTGGACGACCACGTGTTATCCTACGACCAGATCGTCTTGTTAGACCACGTGCTGGACGAGATGGTCTTGCTGGACGAGATGGTCTAGCGGAACCAAGTGTTGGACGTGGTGTTGGACGTGACGGTCTAGCAGGACGTGCCATTGTATTTGACCGCCCTGAACCTGCACGGCGTGCCTGTGCTTTTTGTAATGTGGCGGCTGACCGGCCTGAACCTGCACGGCGTGTTGGTGTAGCTTGTCCTGATGGACGTGTTGGCCTTCTGCGTCTTCCAAACATATTATTTCTCCTTATTTTTTACCAAAAAATTTAGTTGCCGAACGAACTCCAAAAGAAGCCGCAACGATAACTCCAAGTGAGTATTGATACCATTCAGGCATTTCGTTGAGTCGTGCGAAGCCATTTGCTACCACCTCTTCCATTCCGGGTACAAAGGCTAGAATAAGTGGGATACTAAATAAAATAGTAAGCCACTCATCTTTCCACGAAGATGCACTACCTCTAGCCATCTCCAAGTCCCAGTCAATCTCGCCAGTAGCTTTCTTTTGCATGACGATAGCTTCAGCCTGTGCTTTTGCTACTTTAGTCTGTGCATTAGCTTTGGTCTGTTCTACTTTACCTGACATCCATGTGCCAGCTATTTCTGCGATTGGTCCGATTAATAAGTTAAGCATTATACTCCCCGTCTGAACTGCGCCGTTTTCTTCTGTATCGCTTTAGGCTGGCTGACGTGTTGCTTACCAGCACGAGTTCCTGCTCTTTTAGCAGCACTCGTCTTTGAATATTCTGACGGCGTAAGGGCTTTAATAGCTGATGCCGGAAGATAACGCTCCCCTGTGGCTTTTGGTCCTTGGGTGGATGGTTTGCCACTTTTGGTTCTCCAATCCTGCTTTGTCCAGTTAGCTAAACTCCGTTGAGGTTTTTTCATAATACAGTTATACCACTTAATTTTATATTTGTCAAGTAATTATTCCAGATGCTTTAGCTGAAGCTACCATCGCAAAAACTAAGAACCCTACAGCAATCGCAGCTACAACGGCTACGGCTATACCCACCTTAACATTTTCCATCATCTCATTGTGCCGCTGTATAGCTGCACGTCTAGCTACTGCCGCTGCTTCTTTAGCTTCCTGAATACGTCTAGCACGTTCATCAACAATGCCCT